TTATACTATAAAAGTAAACAAAAAGGAGGAAATATGAAACTTACAGAGAGACAAATAAAAAAGATTATAAATCTAAATGTTTCCGGAAAAGGAGGCAAAGATGCTGAGATTGCATGGGCTCTTGGTTTTGATCGAAAGTCAGAAAAACTTTATGATGCGATTTCTCCTTGTGGAAAGAAATGGGAGTTTAAGAAGCAACAAAAACAACAATTTTTAGATCCTTATAAATTTTCACAAATGACAAAAGAAGAAAAGAAAGATATAGGCATACTTTTCTTTGTTCATAAAGATGGAAAGATTATTGAAATCTATGAAACAAATTATGCCAAATTGATTAAGAAAATGGGATATTCTCTCTGGGATCTGAAAGCAATTCAGAAACTTTATAAGAGAAACTGTTTTCTTAGGAGACCAAATACACAAATAAAAGCTGAACTAAAATATTCTGAAATATCAAGCTTTAAATTAATATGGAAAAAAACTTGACAAGTTCTGAGGACATGTTATATTATAGATGTACAACAAACGGAGGAAACATGAAAGTACAAAAATTTTGCCCAACGGCACTTATCTCAATACTATCTCACATTAAGCCGGAGCACACCAAAGCTCTAATTGAGACACGAGATCAATATTTATCAACACCAGACCACGAGGTACCGTCCGTCACGGTGTCATACAAAGACCATCTTGGTTATGGAAAATATGGCGAAACAGAAATCTTTTTAGAAGAAGAAAACGATCAAATAAAAATCGCTTATAAACCACATATAGGGCCTAAGGTAGATTTTACTATTACACCACCAAAAGCTGAAGATGAAGTTACATGGGTGGAGAAAAAAATAGTTGTCATAGAACAAATTTAAAAAATAAAAAAATACTTGACAAATTTTGTCGACATGTTATATTATAAAGGTAAGAAAAAAGGAGAACAAATGATTACTTTAATGATGCTACTCTTTGCCTGTGGTGAAGAAAAGGCTGACGATTCTGCTCAACCTGCTGAAGAGCAACAAGAAGTCGTAGAAGATACAGCAGCAGTTGCTGAATAAAAAACTGAAAAAAAACTTGACAAGTTCATGAGAATATGATACATTATATATGAGACGCAAAACTCCCAAACAATTGCAAAGTGGTTACTAACTTCACCGGCGAAAAAGTTAAAAAAAACACTTGACATGATGGACATTTCATGTTATAATATAAAAGAGTGAACAACTCAATCTCATTAAACATTGGAGGAAAAATGAGCAACAATACTACTATTACTACACAAACTTACCGAGGAACATTTGTGAAAATTAACGGCGAATCTCGCTCTATGCGATTCGTTCGAATTTCCGATCTACCAGCCGGAACCCTCTCAGAATCAGCACATCAGCATATTCGTCACCTTCAACAGCTCCATGGCTCAGAAGTAGTTTATGATCTGGACAAGCAAGCTTTCCGTTCTTATAACTGGAAGACTTCAACTGACTCTTCAAATGCAGAAGAAACTGTTTCTATCAGCATCTAATTTAGTGGCGGTTTTTGAGAAAGTTTCCGGAAAAAAACTTTCACTTTTTACTTGACAAATTGATAATAATATGATATAATATATATGAGAAGTGAAACTCCAAAACATTCACAAAGAGGTTATGACTTGGTCCGGAATAAAAAGTCAAAAACAATTAAGACATTTCAATTTATAGGAGGAAACATGTCAAATTCTAACGTAACAATCTTTAACGGTACTTTCCAAAAGCAAAACGGTGAGCGCCGCACAATGCGATTCATTCGCAAATCAGATCTTCCTGCTTCAATGGTAAATGAAGCAATTATCTCTAATCTAGAGGGAAAGACACACAGTGAAGTTGTCTATGATATCGATAAGCGCGGTTTCCGTCAGTTTAACTGGAAAACTGTCGAAGGCGAAGTAACTGAGACAAGTTCTACCTTTAACTTCTAGAGCGACTAGAAGATCGGTTTTCGGGTTGTTTCCGTATAAAAAAACTTCCCCTGTTTTCTTGACAGTATCAAGATAATATGTTATAATATAAATGGGAGCAAGATTAAAACTCTGCTTACCTTAGTCTGTGAAGACAATAAACATCGCCAACTAATAGGAGAAACCAACATGGCACTTAATATTGAACTAATGAAGCAAAAGCTTAACAACTCACAAAACAAGAACTCAGGTAAATCAAATGATACCAAGTGGCGACCATCCGAAGGAGATCAAACAATTCGAATCCTTCCAACTAAAGATGGAGACCCGTTCAAGGAGTTTCATTTCCACTATAATGTAGGAAAGAATCCCGGTATCCTTTGTCCTAAAAAGAACTACGGCGAGCACTGCCCTATTTGCGACTTTGCCTCCAATCTCTGGCGAGATGGTGTGGATAACAATGACGATCAAACTAAAAATGCTGCAAAGAAGTTATTCGCTCGGAAGCGATACTATTCTCCAATCCTTGTCCGTGGCCAAGAGGCTAATGGTGTAAAGATTTGGGCTTATGGTAAGACTGCTTATGAGACACTTCTTGGATATGTACTTGACCCTGATTATGGAGATATTACATCATCCGAAACCGGAACTGATATTGTATTGAATTACAACATTCCCGGCACTCCTGGGTCTTTCCCAAAGACTCAACTTAAACCTCGTCGCCGACCATCTGTGTTGTGTGATGAAGCGATCGCTGACTGTGACGCTCTTCTGGATAGTGTGCCCGACATCGAAGCACAATTTAATAGACTGTCATCTGAAGATATACAAGCTCTGTTGGACGACTATCTATCTACGGATTCCTCCTCCGAAATGTCCTCCTCAGAAACTGCTAAATACGGCAGTTCCGTAGATAAAAAGATTAGCGACTTTCTAAGTTAGTGATTGATCGCCTGCCCCTTGGCGTTGTAAATAAAGGGGTATTTTATTAATGGAGAAACCAATGACAAAAGCAGGTAAAATTGACCTAAAAGCGATGCAAAAACTTGTTAACAAAAAGACCGGCTTAAACGTTGCTCACAACCTAAACGAAAATAATCCCACTATTGTGAAAGAGTGGATTCCAACCGGATCTCGCTGGCTTGATTCTATTACATGTAGAGGAAGGCACGGCGGCATTCCAGTAGGAAAGATAACTGAAATTGCTGGACTGTCTGGTGCTGGTAAATCATTCATGGCAGCTCAAATAGCTGGCAACGCACAAAAGATGGGAAAGTTTCCTGTATACTTCGATGCTGAGTCCGCGATTGATCCCGGATTTCTGGAGAGTGCTGGAGTTGATATCAACAACTTAATGTATATCCAAGCAATTTCTGTTGAAAAAGTATTAGAAACAATTGAGACCCTTATAGATCAATATGAAGATACACAATTTATATTTATCTGGGACTCAATTGCTGCAACAAGTTCCGAAAAAGAACTTGAATCAGATTTTAATCCTCAATCAACAATGTCCGTTAAGCCAAGAATCTTTGGCAAGGCATTTCCCAAACTGACTATTCCTTTGGCTAACGGACAACACACTTTACTTCTGATTAATCAGTTGAAAACAAACATTAATGTTCAGAACCCAATGGCAGCTCTTATTGAGCCTTATATTGCCCCCGGTGGTAAAGCTATTGAATACTTCTGCTCTATGCGTATTTGGCTTACAAAACGAAAATCAAAAGCATCTTATCTTCAAGATGATACAGGTCTTCGTATTGGCTGTGAGGTAAAGTGTAAACTTCAGAAGTCTCGTTTCGGGACTGAAGGAAGAGAGTGCACATTCAAGATTCTATGGTCTGGTGGCGCTGCTATTCAAGATGAAGAGTCTTGGCTGTTAGCACTCAAATCCTCTGGAACCAAACGCCTGAAACTATCAGGCGCATGGTATACTCTTGTTGATAAAGCAGGAAAAGAAATGAAATTCCAAGGAAAACAATGGAAGGCAAAACTTCAAGATCCACATTTTAGACAAACAGTTCTAGATATTATGGACGAAGAGATTGTCAAGAAATTTGAATCCGAAGGTAAAAATTTTGGTGTGAGTGAAGACGATTAGTATTGTTTTCATGTTTTTCTCCTGGCGGTAGGTTGTGGTTGACCTACCGCCTTTTTTTATTTTCTTGTTGACAAAAATACAAGAATATGTTATAATATTATACGGAGGAAATATGAATGAAAAACTTTGGCTATTGATTGATAGCACACACAAAAAACTATTAAGAGCGAGACTTTGGACAACATCGCTTGATGATTATAAACAAGATATTGAAGATGCAATAAAAGCATTGGAAGAAGCAAAGAAAAAAATTGAGGAGGAAAAATGAAAAAAGTTATGATAATTGATGGTCTCAACATGTTCTTGAGGTCATACATCAACGTTCCGTCAATGGACAAGCACGGAGCACCAAATGGAGGGACATATGGCTTCATGAAGTCGCTCCAAAAGATTTGTGGCATGTTCAGTCCAGATCAGGTTATTATCTGTTGGGACGGCCAAGGCGGTTCACAGAAACGCAAGCAAATGAACAAGAACTACAAAGCAGGCAGAGCACCTGTTCGCTTCAACCGGAGACTAATAGATCTGTCTCCCGAAGAAGCAGATAAAAACAAATACAATCAACAATACCGTTTGATGGAGTATCTTAATGATCTTCCTATCATCCAGACGATGATTGATTATATCGAAGCAGATGATTGTATTTCTTATATTTGCCAACATAAAATATACGAAGACTGGGAGAAGCTGATAGTCTCTTCAGATAAGGATTTTTTCCAGCTTATTTCGGATAAAACCAAACTATATCGTCCGATACAAGACAAGGTGGTGGATTACCCTACCTTGCTTGAAGAACACAAAATTCACCCCAAAAATTTTGCATTAGCGAGAAGTTTAGTTGGAGACAAATCTGACAATCTTCCGGGAGTTCCAAGAGTTGGCCTAAAGACTGTAGCTAGCAAATTTACTTTCTTAAAAGAAGATAAACAGTTTGAAGTTGAAGACATTATGGAGCACTGTGAATCGTTGGATAGACTATTGAAGGTTCATGAGAATATTTTGGAACATTCTCGCCTTGTTGAGAAGAACTTTGAGATAATGCAACTATATAGTCCTCTCATTTCTAATTTACATAAAAAACAAATAAATTTTTCTTTGGAAGAGTTTGAGCCTGAAATGAATAAACTAGAAATCATCAAAAAGCTCGTAGTAGACGGCATTAACGCGGGAAACTTTAATGTTTTGTTTAATGCTATGAAAAAAATAACTTTATAAAAATAAAAACTTGACAGACTTTTTGTAATCGGTTATAATATATATAACATCGGAGGACATATGAATAATCAAACGGAAACGTTTCAGAGGTTTGGCAAAGCCTTTCAAGAAAAATTCTGCCACATAATGCTATCGGACAGACCCTTCTGCGATCAAGTTGTAGAGGTTTTGGACGTTGAGTTTTTGGACTATGAGTATCTTCGGGTATTTACTAAGATTCTCACAGAGCATAGAACAAAATATAAGGTACACCCTTCTTACGAAATTATGGAATCAAGAATTAGAACAGAATGTAATAACTACACAAAAGCACTCAAAGAGCAGCTCCTGCAGTTCTTTGCTTCTATTTTATCAACTGATCGAATTGATAACTCACAGTATATCAAGGATAGTTCAATTGACTTCTGTCGCAAGCAGGTTCTTAAGGGTGCTATGATGAAGTCGGTTAAACTTATTAAATCTTCTTCTTTTGATGAAATCTCATCTGTTATTGAGGAGGCTTTAAAGCTTGGTACTGATAATAACTTTGGTCATGACTTTATCAAGGACTTTGAAGAACGATACACAATCACAGCAAGAGATCCAATCTCTACTGGATTTGAGCGTATTGATGAAATCTGTAAGGGTGGCATTGGCAAGTCAGAACTCGGAGTTGTTATTGCTCCAACAGGTGCCGGTAAATCTATGGTTTTGGTTCATTTGGGCGCTGAAGCATTAAAGCAAGGCAAAACAGTTGTTCACTATACCATGGAGCTTCAAGATACCGTTGTTGGTAATCGATATGACAGTTGTATCTCTGGTGTACCTTTGGCCGATTTATTTCACAATAAACAACAGGTTCTTTATAAAATTAAAGATATTCCCGGTCAACTTATTATCAAAGAGTATCCGACAAAGTCTGCATCAACTGAGACACTTAAACAACATATTGAGCGTCTCAAGAAGCGTGGTATTGAACCTGATATGATTATCGTAGATTATGCTGACTTATTGAGACCAGTTCGCTCAACAGCAGAGAAAAGATTTGATCTAGAGAATACTTATGAAGAGATGCGAGCTATAGCTCAAATCTACAAATGTCCTGTGTGGACAGCTTCTCAAACAAACCGTTCCGGTCTTAATGCAGAAGTTATCACAATGGAAGCAATCTCAGAGGCATTCAACAAGTGTTTCGTCGCAGATTTTATTTGTTCTTTGTCTCGTACTGTTCAAGACAAGCAAGCTAATAAAGGCAGAATGTTTATTGCGAAAAATCGTAATGGACCTGATGGTCTTATATTCCCAGCATTTGTTGACTGGTCGAATGTAAATATTAAAGTTTTAAATAGAGATAGCGGAGAATCTATCGCTGATGTCATAAAAGACTCCGATAGAAATACTCTAGACTTTCTAAAAGATAAATACAAAAAACATAAATGAGGATTTAAAATGTTAAAATTAAAAGATGTAAATGTAAGAAAGTTTCGACTTTCCGAGCAGTTTATTGCTCAATACAAAGAAGCCGAGGTCCCTTGGGGGCCTGTCGGCTATGTTACGTTTAAGCGTACATATGCTCGTCGTTTAGCCGAGTTTGAAGAAGGCGCCCAAGGTACTGAAGAATGGTGGCAGACATGTCGCCGTGTCATCGAAGGAATGTTCGACATTCAGAAGCGTCACGCTTTCATGATTGGAATCGAATGGAATGACGCTAAAGCACAGAAAACTGCAAAAGAAGCATATGATCGTCTATTCAATCTTAAATGGACACCACCCGGTCGTGGACTTTGGATGATGGGTACCAAGTTCATCATGGAGAGAACAGGTGCTGGTCTTTTCAATTGCGCTTTCCGTTCAACACGAGACCTTGCTAACAAAGGCGGCTATCTCTATGCATGGATGATGGATGCTCTAATGGTAGGGATTGGTGTTGGCTTTGATACCCTTGGAGCAGGAACTTTTAAGGTGAAGCAACCGCAATGGACAGAAGAGACACTACTTATTGAG